GACGAGGGTATATTTGAGTGGCAAGGTCAACATTCAGTATATGTAACAGGTGCTGACGTAAACGGTGTAGTGGAAATGGTTATAACAATAGCACCGTCTACTAAACCTAAATTGAAATCAGCTTCCTCATCATCGTCTTAAAAGATTAACTTAGATTAACGGAGGAAAATAAATGAGTAAACAGATAACCTTTGAGTTTCAGGGTAAAAATTACACTCTTGAGTTTACAAGAAAATCAATAGAAACAATGGAGAAACAAGGTTTTATAGCGACTGATATAGCTGAGAAACCAATGTCAACATTACCCGCGCTATTTGCCGGAGCGTTTTTAGCACATCACAAGTTCACTAAAAGAGAAGTGATTGACGAGATTTTCGACAAAATGACGAATAAAGAAGAGTTAATAGGTAAGTTAAGTGAAATGTATAACGAGCCTATCATGGCGTTAATGGAAGAGCCAGACGATGATGAGGGAAACGTGGAATGGGGGGCGAGCTGGTAGACTCGGCTCCCCTTTTAACATACACAGAAATATTCTACGAACACTTCCCTTACTACTTAGCTATCGGCATGACTTACGACCAATATTGGAACGATGACTGTATGTTAGTTAAGTATTACCGAAAAGCAGAGGAAATTAAAAACAAACAGAAAAACAATGAGATGTGGTTACAGGGAGCATATATTTATGACGCGTTATGTAAAGTATCACCGGTGCTACATGCTTTCGCTAAGTCGGGTACTAAGCCGATACCTTATCCTAGTAAACCATATCCAATTTCACAAGAGGAATCAGAAAAAGAAAGATTGGAAAAACAAAAAGCAGACAGACAGTTAGCTAAGGCGAAATTCCAAGCATGGGCTGACGGTTTAAAACTTGACAAAAAACCCAAACGAGAGGAAGTGAGTACAGATGGCAGATAGCATGGATAGTTTATCAATAGAGATAACCCAAGACACGTCGGACGCGGTCAATGGGGTCGAGCTCTTACAGAAGTCTTTAGAGAATTTGAAGAGAGCGACTAAAGGTGGCGTAGGATTGAACGCTGTAATAAATCAACTTAAAGCGTTTGATGATGTAAGTAAAGATATGGGTAAAAACCTGAGTAAAGTTGATTTCGAGAGCTTCACTAAGAACGTAAAAAAATTGTCTACAGCCTTACAACCTCTCCAGGGATTTAAGACTCAAGCTACAGGTTTGATAAATTCACTAAGAGGGTTCGGAGAGATGGCTGAAGAATTCAATGAATTTACAGACTTTGGGGCATTTTCGTCTCAGGTTAGACGATTAGCGACATCTTTAGAACCTTTAAATAATATAAGCGGTAAGTTGGGGGCTACATTGAGAGCTCTCGAGCAGTTACCGGTAATTAGTCAACAATTAGGGACTACTAATTTTACAGAATTCGCTACAAACATACAAACATTAACTAATTCGTTAGTACCCTTATCGACCGTCCAAAGTAAGTTGGGTAGTACATTGAATCAGCTATCAAGGTTCAGTCAAATAGCTCAACAGTTAGGTATAACAATGGTTGATACCAATGTTGCTACCAATATTAAAAATTTAGTAGAGGCGCTGAGGCCTTTGAGTGAGATGGGGAAATCTCAATTAGGAAGTTTTTTAAATCAATTAAAGAAATTACCTGAAATCATGCAAAGTTTAACTGAGATTGATATGGACGCTTTCGCTGTTCAAATACAAAGAGTGACGGATGCAATAAGACCGTTGGCAAATGAAATGAACAAAGTAGCCGCGGGATTTAGCGCTTTCCCTATTCGTATTAGAAAAATAATAGAGCAGAACGAAAAGTTAGCAACATCTAATGTTAAGACAAGCAAGTCGTTTGGAATATTAGGGACAGGAATTAGCCGCGTGAAAGCTAAAATGATGGTATACGTATACGCAGCGAAGCGCTTAGCAGGTGTTATGGCAGAATGGTTTGTTGAGAGTAATGCTTATGTCGAGAACTTGAACCTTTTTAGAGTGTCAATGAGAGAGGCAAGCGAGGAAGCGTTAGACTATGCGAATAAAGTATATGACGCTTTCGGAGTAGACCCCTCGGAATGGATTAGATATCAAGCTGTATTTCAGAACATGGCTACAGGTTTTGGTATAGCAAGTGATAAAGCTACCATAATGTCGAAGAGTCTCACCCAGTTAGGCTATGATTTAGCAACTATATTCAATGTTGATTACAGTGTAGCAATGCAGAAATTACAGAGTGCTATAGCAGGTCAACCTCGTCCTATGAGAGAGTGGGGTTTCGATATGTCCGAAACCACTTTGAAGATGGTGGCATTAAATCACGGTATAAAAGAAAATGTTGAGCTAATGACGCAAAACGAAAAAGCACAACTCAGGTTTATTCAGTTAATGGAAACAGCCAATAAACAAGGTATATTAAAGAATTTTTCAAGAGAAATCCATACACCCGCAAATGCTTTTAGAATTTTGAATCAGCAGATAGTGATGTTTAAGAGAGCGTTAGGGGACATGATGATACCTATATTAATTAAAGTTTTACCATATATACAAGCTCTTGTTAAAGTATTGACCGACGCAGTAAGAGCATTAGCAGCGTTATTCGGGTTTGAGCTACCACTGATTGATTATTCAGGGTTAGGTGATTTACCTGCAATAACCGATGATATAGAAGATGGTTTCGACGACGCTACAGGTGCTGCTAAGAAATTGCAAAACGCACTCGCGCCATTTGACGAATTGAATATTTTACCACAACTTTCTTCTTCTGGAACAGGAGCCGCTGGAGGAGTCGGCGACGATTTAGGGTTTGATTTCTCAGAATATGATTATGATTTCTTAGGTGATAATATCCAAAATAAAGTGAACGAAATAGCTGAACAGCTTAAAGAGCCTTTTGAGAGTATATTAAAAACAGTGGGTATGATAGGGCTCGGTATAGGAGCATGGAAAGTAAATAGCGCTTTATATACATTGTTCACGGGCGAAGGTACAAGTGCTTTTGCTCAAGCCGTGAGAGCGTTCGGTAAACAATTTGTACCGAGTGGTGAAACAATTAAATTAGCGAGTATGCTCGGTAACAGCACAGCGTATGTCACTACTGCAACAGTGATAGCCGGTATAGCGACGACTATGGCAATAATAGTAGCACGTACTATTGATTTATTAAAAAATAGCGAATTATTTAGGTTAGGTCTTGAGACAATATGGGACGGATTAAAAAAAGTAGTCGATTGGATTACGAAAACAGCAATACCCGCGATAGGTGAGTTTTTCTCTAATTTAATACCTCCCGAGTTAAAATCAATGTTCTCGGATGTGTTCGGCTCAATGGGCGAGTGGATGGAAAAACTAGATATAGACGCTACTGACGTATTGATAACATTAGGTAGTATAGCTTTATTATTCACACCCGCTGCTCCGTTTGCAGCAGCCGTATTAACTTTTGAGGCTTTATCTGTAGGGGTTAGATTAGTAGGATATGCAGCATCAGACTCAATCGAAGAGATTGATGTTTTAGGTGAAGGAATAAGTGATATTACTAAAATTAAAATGGAGCCTTTCCTCAATCAAATGCGAAGTTTAGATGACTCAATTACAGAAATAGATTGGACAAACATCATTATAGACCAAGATATAGTCGATGATATATCAGGTAAAGTTAAAGCTATATCCGAAACAATACTTGATGAGTTAAGTGCAGACAGAAATGAGGCGTTAGCAACCCTTGAACCTTTAAGGGAAGCGTTAGGGGAAGAGGCTTATAACAAGTTAGTTGCTGATAATACGGCTTATTACGATAAGTTAACCGCACAAGTTGAGCAAAATGAAGCCGAGATAGTAGCTATTTATCAAAGGGCTGCTGATGAAAATAGGGAGCTGAAGGAAGAAGAAAAGAGAGAAGTAAACCGAATAAGAAATGAAATGAATGATATCGGTATTAAGCACTTGTCGGAAACAGAAATCGAATATACCAAGATAATGAATCGATTGAAAGATAATTCAGTCCGTGTATCATTGGAACAAGCAAGTGA